CCCACCAACGTAGTGACTTGGTGGTGTACACACCTAGGGTCAAAGGCTAGATCGGCGGTTTTAGGGTAATGCCCTGGCTGCCTTTTTTTGTGAAACTTGTTTATACTCTTTATAGAGGCTTAGGGGGTAGCAATGCGGATGAAACCGAAAAAGTATTCCGGGGTCGTCCTCGATGGCGACGGGTGGGAGGCCATGTTTCAGGCCGACAATTGGGTCATATCCATAGGCCCAAAAAAAGGCAGGTGGACGGCAATCAAAGTCGCATTCGATGGCGTGATCGAACACAAGGCAAATTACTGGACGGCATGGGACGGAGATCGTCTGGCCGAGTCAAAGGACATCGTAACCATGAAGGATCGACGCCCCAAGCTCTATGCCCGGCTGTTGGAGATCATGACCGTCAACAACCACACTTTGCCCTAAAGCTTCATCCAATCGTTCGGCGTCACGCGGCCGCTCGTCAGCTTGAAAATCTCAATCTGAAATTTCGATGTCGGGACCCGCTCTCCGCGCTCCCACCGGCTTACCGTAACCACGATCACACCCAGCGCCTTCGCAACGTCGGCTTGGGTCTTGTTTTTAATCCGTCGCCAATCAACTAATTGCATCTCGGGCACTCCTGGGTTATCTTTGTCGGATTATATCCAACTCGGCCAAGTTGCACAATCGTATGGCTTTGTTGTCAACTAAGGTTGACATGGTGTAATGTTGTAGCATCACTGAACAAGCAATTAGGTAGCAATGGCTGGCAAAGGATCGCCTCCTGGCGTGCGTCAAGGCGGAAGGCAGAAGGGAACGCCTAACAAGGCATCCGCTGCCAAAGCCGCTGCTATAGCGGCGTCCGGGCTAACTCCAATGGAGTTCATGCTTAAGGTCATGCGCGACGAGGGCGAAGACCTAGACAAGCGGCTCGATGCTGCGAAGTCGGTTGCGCCATATGTACATCCCAAACTGGCCCCGGTTGATTCATCCGATGGCGGATCGCAGAAATACCGGCTGGAAGTGGTGACGAATGTCCCTCGTGCAGCGGATTGAACTTCCATACACGGCTCGAGCTCCGTTCGCCGAATTCCACCAGCGTAGCCAGCGTTGGGCGGCTCTGGTCTGTCACCGCCGCGCTGGGAAGACCGTGGCGTGCATCATGGACTTGGTAGATCACGCTCTTCGGTCAACCAATCAGGACCCGCGCTTTGCATATGCCGCGCCGTTTTATGCCCAGGCGAAAGATGTCGCGTGGTCATACGTCAAGAGGTTTTGCGCTCCAATCCCCGGCGTCACCATAAACGAATCAGAACTTCGGGTTGACTTTGCCCACAATGGCGCACGAATCCGCCTCTATGGCCTCGACAACTACGATCGCATGCGCGGCACCTACCTTGACGGCATCATCCTAGACGAATACGGTGATGCGGATCCCCGCGCTTGGACAGAGGTCATTCGCCCATCTCTTGCAGATCGGCAGGGCTGGGCTGTGTTCATCGGCACTCCCAAAGGGTCTAACCACTTCTATGACAAGTGGAAAGACGCTCAGAATGATCCTGAGTGGTTCTCGCTTATGCTCAAGGCCAGCGAAAGCGGACTGATCCTGCCGGCAGAGCTTGCCGACGCTGCGAAGGGGATGACCGATGACGCCTACGCTCAAGAGTTTGAGTGTTCGTTCCAGGCTGCCGTGGTTGGCGCCTACTATGGCCGCGAGATGCAAGGCGCGCTTGATGGTGGGCGGATAGGCAAGGTCGATTGGGAGCCGTCAATAGCGGTTGACACTGCCTGGGACCTTGGCATGTCTGATAGCACGGCAATTATCTGTGCCCAGCGCGTCGGAAACGAAATCAGAATCATCGACTACATCGAGAACAGCGGGGTTGGCCTCGACTGGTATGTGAACGAGCTACGGAAACGTCCGTACACCTGGGGTGAGCATATCCTGCCGCATGATGCCCAGGTGAAGGAACTCGGGACCGGGCGGAGCCGTATCGAGACGCTGCACAGCCTAGGGCTTGGAAGCGCGCGCGTCATCCCTGCGCAGTCGGTTGCCGATGGCATCAACGCGGTTCGCATGATCCTGCCGCGCTGCTGGTTCGATTCCACTAAGTCAGATCGGCTGATAGAAGCACTGCGGAACTACCGGCGTGAATATGACGAAAAGCGCAAGGTGTTCCATGACAGGCCGCTTCACGATTGGTGCAGCCATGCAGCAGATGCCGTGAGATACCTCGCGCTTGGCCTTCCGAGCGGTGGTCAAAACGGCTGGGGGAAGGCGATCCAATACAACTCCAAGTGGGTGGTGTAATGAAAATTGCCGTCCTGATCGCATCTCGCGGGCGTCCATTTCGGTTGCATGTCGCGTTGCAGCGCCTATTTGACACGGCTGACAGCCCGGAAGATATCGCCGCCGCCGTCTGGCTTGACGATGACGACATGACGCCGAGCCTTGATGTCGTGAGGGGATTTATGGGCGGCAGAGTGGTGGCGAATGTCGGCCAGCGCCCCGATGCCCTAGGTGATGCCCACAATGCTCTGTCAGCTATGGTTGACGCAGATCTGTATTGCGTCTTGGCCGATGACGTTTACCCGGAACTCAGGGGGTGGGATAGCCTGCTAAAGTCTGCGCACGCCATTCACAACCAGCCTGTCTATTGTTGGAAACACCGCAGTGACGACCCGGCCTATCCGATCCTGACACGGGAATGGGTGAATGCGGCTGGTGGCATCTTCACTGCTGGGCTGTTTCCGTTCTGGTTCGATGACTTCTGGCTTGCCGAGGTTGTCGAAATTGCCACCGGCCAGCCCATCGCGTGCCTTACTGGTCTCAAGCTGACCGGAGACAAGGGGACGGGAACGCCTCGGATGCGCGACCTAGCCTACTGGTATTCCGTCTTTCACAAGACACGAGTTCTGCGGCTTGAAGAGGCCGGACGAATCCATCGCGCACTGTGTGGGGCTGATTTGCCTGATCGATCCTGCGTCATTGCGGATATGGCGAAGAAGGATGCTTGGCGTGAGGAAATGGCCCCGATGTGGCAGGAAGCGTATAGCACTGCTGTTGGAGATCCGGATGCCGGATACATCAAGGCCATGGAAAAATCTACGTATGTAGTTAACGGCTTTTCGTGATATTGTTCTGCTGTCTTTCGATGGGGAACTCGTAATGAAACTGTCTGACAACGAGCTGAAGTCTATCGTCCAGCATGAGGTTGCTCAGGCAGTAGCGTATTGCGATGAATGGCAATCGCAGGACCGTGAAGAGGCGCTCCGCTACTACATGGGAGAGCCATACGGCGACGAGATCGAGGGCCGGTCCCATGTTGTCAGCCGGGACGTTGCGGACACCATCGAGTGGATTTTGCCCGCGCTTATGCGCATCTTCGCGTCTGGCGATAAGGTGGTTGAGTTCCTTCCTACCGGCCCTGAAGACGAGAAGGTTGCTGAGCAGGCTACCGATTACGCCAACTACATCATTGAGAAGAACAACTCGTTCTTGCTGCAATATAACTGGCAGAAAGATGCGCTTTTGCAGCGTGTTGGCGTTATCAAGGTGTGGTGGGAGAAAGAAACAAAAGTCGAGGTTGACGAGCGTTCCGGCTTAACTGACGATGAATTTGCGCTCTATATTTCCAGCCTGCCGGAAGACGCCAAGATCATCGGCCATTCTGTCGAAAAGATGGAACTGCCGGACGGCACTAGCATTCCGCTGCACTCGATCAAGGCCAAATGGGAAGAGACTGAAGGCGAGGTTTGCATCCAAGGCGTTCCGCCGGAAGAGTTCATCTTGTCGGCCCGCGCCAAGTCTCTGGATGACGCTACGTTCGTCGGCCATCGCAAGATTGTTACCCGCAATGAACTGATTGAGCAGGGATATGACGAGGATATCGTCTATAGCCTGCCGACCTACAGCGCGAATGACTATAGCGGCGAGAAGCTGGCGCGGTTCCAGGGCGATGCATCGACCAATGACAGCCTTGACCCGATCATGCAACAGGTGTCCGTCTGCGAATGCTATCTCAAGGTCGATTATGATGGCGACGGCGTGGCCGAATGGCGCAAGGTCCTGAGTGGCGGAGACGATGCTT